AAGAATGTTAAAGCGATTGTGTATGGCGATGATAATGTTGTCACTGTGAAGGCGCAAGTCAGCACGTGGTACAATCTCAAAGCTATTGCATTGATCCTTGAACCATTTGGGATCTTGATGACAGATGGTGCTAAGAATCCAAGACACTTGACTCAGGAATTTTCCACTTGGGATGAGATTAGATTCTTGAAACGTGCTTTCAAACGAGATGCACTTTCAGGTATGTATCTTGCTCCACTTGACAGGAAGACGATCATTGATCGTGTGCGATTTGTAAAGGCTAAAGCTTGGCTCCCAGATATGGAGATGCGTTGCGAAATGTCTTTAATGGATTGTATGTTCCATGGCAAGGAGTATTTTGAGGCTTTCAAATTCTTACTCAACAGCTTTATGTTTGAGCTCCAACTGCCTTGCTTTACGATATCTTATGAGGTCGAAAGAGCGAAGTGGGAGGCTGCTTCTTTGCTGTGCAAGTTACAGATGTCTAACATCATTACTTATGCACGCGAGGGAGCAAGGGGAGTTGAAGTCTTTTATGCTCGGGAAACTCTTGAACCTACACAGATGAATGGGAGATGGGTTTTACAGCTTTCTGGTCCTAGGGAAGCGGAAGAAAGAGAAGGAAACAGTTTACAGATATGGCAAACTACGAGAAACAATACAGGTGTGCAACCTCCGCTCACTACTACAGGAGGTGTAACTTTGCAGCAGTTGACCCGTGAATTAGATGCCAGACCCTGTTCTGGAGTCACTTTGCAGCAACTCAGAAATGAGTTAGCTCAGGGCTCCAATCAAGGAACCGCTAGTGTAACTTTGCAGCAACTTAGAAATGAGTTAGCTCAGTTACCTAGAGGAAGTGGTATTACACTTGAACAATTGCGGAACGAATTGTACCAGATGCCACAACAGAACCAGATACCCTTGTTCAACGCGATAAAGAACGAACTTGAGCTTGCACTCCCTTACGATGTGCGCTCTAAATTGTTTGATGTTGCAACGAAATCTGGGGTGCATGAGGAACTAGAGTTGCACGTTGGTCCACACCGATCCGCAATTCAACCACCTATCGTTTCACCACCACATGTCAGTTCTGTACTTGGAGCTGTGCCTATTCCAAATGGCACGCTCCTAACTCAGGATGGAAGATTTGTGGATAGTCAAGGACGAGTCGTAGTCTTGAATTTGCCCACCTTCAATGGTTTGAGCATGATAGACGTAGATGAGAGATCTGACTATAGGTCACGTGTTGAGAGGTTAGAATCTGACCTCCAGGTACATAACCGGACTAATTTGACTGGATATGGATCTAGCAGCACTTTGGCGCATGACGGTGTTAATGATATACATGGATGGAGACAACCTAATTGGCTGTTGCGTGAGCAACATATGCTATTTGGGAATTATGTCACAGGCTTAGAAGCCATGCCAACGCCGCACCCTGGTGGCTACAGTCACTATGGAGCAGTTGCAAGGAATTTTCGCCGCATCCAAAAGTTCATTGAGAGGCTTGGTGGTCGTACTCTCAAAGGTCGCAGAGCAGAGTTGTCAGAATTTTGAGTGATGGTAATTTTGTTTTGTGTAGTGTTTCTTCAGCATGATTTAAGTTTTAGAAGTCGTTTTTTTCTAAATGTTGTGTGTTTAATTCAGTAAAATCCTGGTTCTTGTTTGTTCTCCAGGAGATTTCCATTTGTTTGGTTTGAGTGTGAACGTTCCGCACATTTGATGTCGTTGGTGACATCCGTTTAGTGTCATGCA